AAATGTTGTTGATAGATTTCCATACAGAGAATAATTTGTAGAACTAAAACCACTTGTTCCGCCTAAATAAATATAATTTCCACCAACAGACATATTTCCGTCTGTACCTATTCCAAATGAATTTGTAATTGTAGCATTTGTTCCAGCCGTTGGTTTATTTACAAAAAGCGAATAAGCGTTTGTTATAGTACTCGCACCAACAAATGAATAAGTCGGTGAAGTTAGTTCAAATTCTTTTTGTGTAGTTATTGCTCCTGTATCCCATTTCCTACTTCCTAAAGTCCAAAGAACCCCATTAATAGCTGTTGACGCTGTTTGGTCTACCGTGTTTGCTGGTTTAATGTATGTAAAAGAAGTGTTTACAGCTGAAGAAGGTAAGGCGTTTGTTAATCTTAAAATATCAACATTACCTATCCTAAATGAGTGTGTTCCAGCACCCGCAGTAGGTGAATTATAAACGATTCCGCCTGTATCTATTGCAAATGTAAAATTAGATAATGATGGCGTTGATTGATTAACGTATATCCCAAAATATGATGTTGCTCCGACAACACTACCAAAATCAGCATAACTTGTGTTCTGACCAATCCTTACAAGACGTTGATTTGTTGTATTTGCATTTCCTATATTTACTAAATCTGTTGTTCCTATCTGTATCACACCTTTAGTTGCATCTGAAGTGCTACCTAAAGTTAAATTACCACTCGCAGAAGTAGACCCGTAAATCAAAGGAGTTCTAATGTCAGTACTAAAAGTAGGTGAAGTTCCGAACACTAAAGCCCCTGTTCCTGTTGCCCCAGTAGATGTGACACCATAAACATTTATAGCATTATCAAACGTTACTGTTCCTGCCGTTCTGTCTATGGTGATTGGAGCATCAATAAATGCCCCAGCATTATCATATCTTCTTAAAGCAAAGTCATCACCAACACCATCAACCCTAAACGACCAACGTTGTAAATTAGCTGTTCTAAAAGAAAATATTTTCGCATCAGTTGCGTTTGTTGCATCGAGTATCAAACGAGTTGTTTGCGCTCCACCATCAATATGAACACTACTTGGTTGTACTTTTAAATCAACCACGTTTGTTCCGTTTGAACTGGTTAAAGAAACAAAACCATTTCTTACACGCAAATAACTTGTATTACTACCTCCATCATCTGCATAAGCATCAAAACGCTCTAATGCAGTAGTTTCGCCAAACACTACTCTTCTTGTCCCTGCTGTATCCCCGTTTATGTTTGTGTTTTCGGTTAAAGTCCCACCCCAACGAAATACTGTTCCAGTTAAACCTAAACCACTTCCGTTTGAATACGAAGTTGGTGAGCTTGCTGCAATTGCATCATCTACATATTTTTTATGTGCGAATGCTTTTTGGTCATTTATAGTTACTAAGCTACTGTAACCAGTTTGTGCCTGAACAACCATACCGCCATCAGCAATGTTTATTGTTGAATCTAATAAATCATCAAATACATCACGTACATTTAATGCGGTGGTTTGTCTACCTCCGGTAATTACTTTTGCAGCAACTAAATTTTCTAATTGTATTTTTGTTTTAATTGCCATTAATATCCTATTATATAATATCCAACATCGCTGTCAGAAATTTTAATTACAGTTTCAAAACCTTGTGCAACACGTGGTTCTTTAAATGGTGAATTTTCTAATGCTTCTACTACAAATGTAAGTCTTGCCATTGCAACATTTCTAGTATCATTATTTTTTGTTTCACCTATTTCAATATTCGTACAAGTTGTTCTTCTTATAAAACCGGGTGTAAAACCTAAAGTACGATAAACGGGTGTTTCTAAAATTGCCCGGCATAAACCTACAATTCTATGCACTTTCTTTGCTGATTTTGTAGTTCCTGTTTCGGAATCGCTTTCTTTTGCACCTGCATAAACATCAATAAAAAAAGTATATGCACCGTCTTGATTACCTTGGTTTTTATTTGAAAATACACCTTGCCCCAATGCAATATTTACAATATTTAATTCTGCCTGTGGTTTGGCAATACTATCCTCTAAAGAAACAATAGTATCAAGTAAATCATCATCGTAACCAATTATAGCCTTATTACTTAATTCTTCTAAAAGAATATCGTATATCCTGTCACGGATATATTCAAAATATTGCCTATCAAAAACTGAATTAATCAGACTCATAATCCCCTAATAAACAAGTTATCAATCCAACAGTTTCATTCGGAAACCATTCTGTAATTACGTATTCTTTTGCTGAACCAGTACTATCGTTTACAGATACTTTATGGCTCCTTAAATTTACTTCACCATTTCCATCACGTACTGGATAACCAGCATCAGTTAAAAATTTTTCACTGACAGAAATATGCGCTTTTTTAGAATTAACCATTTGCCCATCCGTATCAACACCTAAATTAATCTTAGTATGTAATCCAGTAACAGTAATAGTTTCTGATGTTGGTGCTGTTAAAACCATTTCTACACCAAATTCGTTTTGATTTGAGGTTATACGTTCTATGTCTGCTTTCGCTCTTTGTATAAGGCTCATTAGTTAAAAAAAAAGGGCAGTTTTATCCGCCCTTTCCATTTTTAAAAACGGTTATTAATTTTTCTTGTATAACTTATAAAGGTTCTTTTTATTTTCGTCTGCACGAAATTCAATACCTTTTTCAGTTAAATATTCTTGCAATTCAATTATCGAAATATCATTAAATTCTTTTTTAGCTTTACCCGGGTCAAATTCTTCTTTAGATTCGTTACCAGTTTCTTCTGTATAATTAACTTCAGGTTGTTCTGGTTCGGTAACAGGGACATTCATTTTAGATTCTTCATCACAAGGTTGTAAAAAACCACCTTTTATTAAAGAATTAATATTTCCATCAGGAAAGTGTTTTTCAGTAACAACATCTCCGCTTTTGTAAATCTTGTTACCTTTACCGCCAACACTTAAAGCAATTACTTTATAATTTGCCATTATTAAAATTTTAAAAAGCGGCTTTTACACCGCTTTAGTTAATTACGCTTTTACTTGCATTGTGTAGATTTGGTCTACACCAACCGGAACGGCTACACCAGCAGATTTAATATCCATTATGTGTGCCACATTTCTGTCGTCTTGGTATTCACCAATAATGTAAGCACCTTTTACAACTGGTTGACCTGCTTTAATTAATCTTGGTACTGCTGCAAACGCTAATTTGAAATTAGGGTTTTCAGGTAATACAATTACTTTTTTACCGTTGATATACGGAGTAATTACATTTGTATCAGGGTCGTTATAAACTTCATTATAAGACCAAAGGTTCACTAAATAAGAACCAGCAGAAATTTGTCCGTGTAAAGTTGCACCAACTGAATTTCTTTGTGGTGCATGGATAGAATCCAAAGAAATATTTTTGATATCATTTCTTGTACGAACTTCGCTGTTCTTTAAAAATTCATTCCAAGCCTCTGAACCTAATATTGCATTAAGAACAGCACCTTGTGATTTACCTGTTCTACGTAAGAAATCTCCGGCATTTTCAAAATCTTTGTAAACATCATGGCCTGATACAGTCCAGTAACCCGGACCTGAACCAAGGTCAACTAAAGAAGCTGCTTTACGTTTGAAATCAATATTAGTACCATTTTTTAATGTTACAATACCTGTTTCAAATACTTGCGCACATTGACGCTCGTATGCACGCTCAATTTTATCCTGTAACATCATTAATTTTTCTGCTACTGATTCTAAGAATTGAGAGAATACACCTGCATCGATTTCAGTAGAACCGAATAAACGGTCATATAAATCTAATTCAGTTGCATCAAAATATTCACGGTAATATGGTGGTACAAAAATCTTTTCAGTTGAAAGTGAAAAAGAGTTTCTGTTACCTTCTGTACCACGTGCTACATCAACAGCAATTTTTTCAGTTCCACGTTGAACTTCAATTGAAATTTGCTTAGTCGAACTTTCTGATACCTTAAAGAAAGAACGTAAAAAAGACATTGGTGCAGTTCTTTCTTTATAAACTGCTATTAACGTTTTGGTAAATAAACCTCTTGCGTCTGTGGTCGAAATATTCATATTCGTTTTTTTTAAATTGTTAATTATTGATTATCTTCTGCGGTTAATTCTGTTGAAGGAACTAATTTAATTCCAACAGAATCAGAACCAATTCTGTCACGCATTGTTTTGCTACTGATTACAGTATCAAGGTCGTCGCTACCATCAAAAACAAGTTTGCTTTCAACAACATCACCAGCAACACAGAAATAAACCTCAACTGTATCACCTGCTTCAACTGTATAATCTTGCGCTAAAACACCAATAGGGAATTGAGAACCATCACTTGCACCAGAAGCACAAGGAACAACTTCACCAGTCGCAGCTATACGACCCATAACAGTACCAGCAGGTAAATCAACAGAATCGTAACTGTCGCTGTTGGTATAATTTGCTTTTGCATAACGGTTTCCGTAAACAAAAATTTTAGAAACGTCGAAATTTACGATTGCTTGTTGGCCATTATTTAAGGCTACTTCATTTGAACTCATGATATTTTTTTTAAAAAATTATTTAATTATTTTTTTAATCCAAGGTTTGCATAAACCTCTGCTTCAAAAGCATCTACTTGTTTTGCTTTCTCAGTTTTTTCCTTTTCAACTTCATCAGTTGATAAATTGGTAACAGCACCTTCTGCTGCAATCTGTTCTAATTTTTTTCCTGAAACAGATTTTAAAGCAAACTCAGCCATTAAGGTTTGAGTCATTGGTTTATTGTTTTTAATGATATCTTTTACAGCTACCGGGTCAACATCAATGAAAGTCATAGCAGCACCAACACGGTCACGCTCTTGTTCAACACCGATTTGAACTGCTTCAGCAAATACTGCCGGATTTTCTTTTTTTAATTGTTCAATTGTCATGGTTTTTGTTTTTTGAGTATTTGTATTTTCAGCACTTGCAGCGATATTAAAATAACGCTCATTATATGCTTCAACTTCTTTTGGTGAAAGTTTAGTTATCTTATCAACTAAACCTATTTTTTTAGCCTCAGCAGAAGTTAAAAATAAATCGATTCTTTCTTCAGCATCAAAAAGTTCTTTTAAAGTAACACCTTTTAATTCTTTTAAAACATCACTGTTTATTTTTGCCTCAAGTTTCTTTAATAAATCTTTATTTACTTGTGCCAATAATTGTCTGTCTTGGTCGTTTTCAACTCGGTACATTGATGCCCTGTGAATCATTATAGTAGAAACATCTAAAGCCTCTACCTCATCAGCAAATAATAAAATCATTGTACCCATTGACATGGCAGCACCGTCAAGTTTAACGGTTGTTTTATAACCTGCTTTGGTTCTTTCTTGCATCTTAGCAATAATACCCCAACCAGCAAAAACACTACCTCCCGGACTTAATAAACGCAAAACAATATCCTGATTTTTGTTTTCTTCCATCTGACGAATTACTTCCTCAGCAGTGAAATCATAAATACCTGAATATAAAATTATCTCTTTTGCCATTTATTATAACGATGTAAAAATACAACTGTAAAAAATGTTTATATAATTTTGTATTGTTATACAGTATAATAATTAAATTTGTACCATGTCCGAAATAGAACCTTGGGTTAATATTTTCAACACTTCCAATGAATTAAAAAGCATTATTGAAAGCATTGCTAAAAAAAAAGGTATTCCTGTTTCTGATTTTGTCAAACCTTTCTTAAGGCGTATAACTGAAAAACATAAGGAATTAACTAAAGAACCTCAACGGGATAAAATTGTAATTAAATCAATTAAAGTTTACGGTGTTTCAAGTAAAGTTGCAAAAGACTTAGATAACATAAGCACTAATTTAAACGTGCCACTTAATGCACTATTAAAAATAGAATTAAACGATTTTATGAAAGAATATAAGGATAAGTATTAATCTTCTTTATCATCTTTATTTTCTTTATTAGGTTGCATTTGTTGTACCTGTTGTGATGGTTCAATACCGGATGTTTTTGCTAAACTTAATTCTTCACCAAACTGTTTAATGTTTTCATCTGAATCGCCACCGTTTAAAACCTCTGTCGCTTGTTCTACTGTGGTTAACGGAATGTGTTTAGCTGCTTCACCTAATTTAGCACGTTCAGCATTAACTTCTTTTAATGGGTCAATATGTGGTACTTGTGCGCCAATAAACCTAGCATTTTGGTATGCACTTATAACCATATCGTTTTCTTCCATACGAGCCTTTAAATAGCCCGGTGCATTAATTTTGTTTTCTAGTATTTGTATATCTAACCAAAAATTATAAATAGGTTGGTAAAATGATTGAGCGAATTTTTCACGTGCTACATTCAATGAATTTTCCCAATCCTTTAAAGCGGCTCTTGATGCACTAAAATTACTATCGTATTTCATCATTGCTACTTCAGGTGGTATACCTAAAGCGGCACAAATTAATTCAATGTTTACAGAATAAAAATCACGGAAATGTATCTCTGCTTTACCTTCGTGCATTTTTAATTTACCACCAATAGGAAGGTTTACAGCTTGTTTATTTGTTGTGGCTGCAACCAAATTAGATAAATCAGTACCATTTATATCTTTTGGTAAATCTGCTTGTTCACTTACATTTAAAGAGTTTGCTAGTTGTTTTGCAAAAGGATTTTCACCTGTTGAATAATTTTCATGTTCAATAGAGAACGCAATCTTTTGTCTTTCTTCTGCACTCCCAACAGTAGCTTCTTTATAACGTTCAAGTTTTTTTAATGTTTCTAATACAGTTGAAATAAGTGGTAAACCCCTTACGTTATCCATTCTGTATTCTAAACCATAAACTAGAAAGGCTATTTGTAACCCGGTTTGTTGGCTACGTGCCTCAACTGTTTCAAATTTTCCACTACGGGTTCTAATATAATACCTTACGTGTTGACCCCTTGCATCTATCTCAATACCGTTTTTTAATGTGTTTCCGTTTTTTAATTCAGCAGGATAATACTCAGAACCATATATAGGTGATTGAACATGGGAACCGTCTTTTAACTGAATTGTTGTTCCTGTTTTTTTATCATACCTTATAATAACTAAAACATCACCACCTATGATAGCATTTTTATAAGCATTAAATGCAGTCTTATCAAGGTTTTCCATTCCTGAATAACTTGACTTAATGGATTTTCTAAATGCTGCAAAACGTGCTTCAACAGGTTCTGAAAATTCTTGCGTTTTTAATTGTACACCTTCTGTCTTTAATAAAGCCTCTAAAGGTTCTGCTTGTAATTTTAAACCTTTACCAATTACCCAAGTTAAAAATCTATTTATTGTTGTTTGTGTAATTTCGCTTTCAATATACGATTGCCATGACCTTGCCCGTAAACCTACATAATCAGGTGTATAATGGATAATAGGGCCAAGTTCACCAAGGTTTTTTTCACCATTATAAGAAAAAGCAAATAAAGGGGTTGAATCACCTGAAGTTAAAAAATCTGCTTTTGGTGTTTGTACTGGTTCCGGTTGTACTGGTTCCGGTTTTCGGCTGCTAAATAAATCAGTTATATATGCTAAAAATTTATTTTCCATTATCTATTTCCGTATTTAAAATTCTTACTATCAACCAATCTAAAAACCCTTCCGTTTAATTGATTTATATACATTTGCTTAATTGCTTCGTAAGACTTTATTGAAGCCATTACAGCAGCAGCATCTTTATAAACTGTTCTAATAGTTGTTTGACCATCGTTTAAACTATATTCCGTTACATCACCGTTCTCTGCTGCTTTTAAAGCCGTAGTAAATAAAGCATCTATAATAGCATCAATACGGGTAATCTTACTTCGTGTTGATGTTGCTGAACTTATGTATATTTCTGCTGAATCGTATATTGTCATAATACAAATTTAATGTTTTTTTTATTAAGTTACGTTAACAGTTTCAGCATTACCGCTAACAGTTACTTCCCCTCTTAAAATTTGGTCTGTTATACAAACTGCTAAAGCATCATAAAAACTGTCAGTTAACGCTTTTAAAGCAGGGTCAGGGCTATTTGAGAAAGCAGCCTTTAAATCATTTGCTAAATCGTTTGGGTCTAAAGCCATTTTTATGTTGTTTTAATATCGTTTATTTTACTTGCTGAAATATTTAATGTGATAGTTGCGGGTGTATATAAACCCGGTATAATTGCATTAATAGCAGCAGCTATTTTTACAAACTCTGCATTCAAAGCAGTAACTTCATTTTGTAAAGCGGTATTTAAAGCAGTATAACGAACAGCGTTATCAGCATTACCATTAAAATGAATATCTCCATTTGCTTTAAACCAAGCGTATGCTTTTAAATTACCATTTGAATCTACACTAAAAATTCGTGTTTCTCCTTTTTCTGCTAATTGGTTTTTTTGTAAATAACCTATAATAACGCTTTCACCTTTACTGGTTGTTTCACCATAAACAGCAACCATATCCTTTACTGGGTTACTATCTACACCAAAAGGCAATGATTGGAAAGGTGTTTGCACATCTTTCTTTCCAAACCTTAAAACTTTTATTAATCGTTTTTGTTGTTTGTCTAATTCGGTTGATATTACTTTAACAATGTTAAGCATTTATTCTAGGGAAATTCTCGTGTGGATTTACAAATATATTTTTTATTTCTTTACCATTATAAACTTCAGGCAGTACACAATTTAAAGTTGCGATTGTTTGTTTTTCATCACCTTCATATTTTATACTTTCAATAAACCAATCTGTTTTTTTGTATATAAAATTTTCAGGGCTATAAACTGTAACTAAATTATTTGGTAGTATTATCGCACCGTTAACTTCCCAACGGTCTGTGGTAATTGTTAACCTGATGTTTTTTAATTCTGCAATTAATTCATTCTTTGCCGTTTCTTTTACAGATATATCATCACCTGAAGTTTGTGTAACTGTTTTAGGTCTGTATACAATAGGGCAATAAGGGTTTTCAATAGTGTATTCACCTGAGTTACCACCACCGCTATCGGCTTGTTTTACAACTGTGATATGACTGTGCATTGCTTGGCCATCAAAAGATAATTCTATATCTGTCCCAATTATTCCATCGCTTACTTCAAACAACGGTGATAAATTTGTTTTAGCTTTTGTAAATAATAAATCACCTTTTTCATTATGGGTTATTATTATATCTTTTTGTGTGGCTAATTCTGTAAGATAATCTTTTATTGTTTGTGTTTCTTTCGGTGTTGTTTTTTGAATTACCTTATTTACTATACTAGAAACATCAGGGTCTACAACAACTTTAATTTTAAAAGGTGCTGCTAATTTTTTAGCTATTTGCGCAAGACTTAAACCACTTGTTTCTAATGGATATAAATCAGTAGGGATATGGCAATCTTCAAACACACCCGGTTTAGAATAACCACCAAATTGAACCAATTGTTTTTTTGATTGCCTTACAAAGTTATTTGAAAGTATATAACCAGTTACAAGTGTTTTACCATTATGTTCTACAATAGCTTCGTGGAAATGTGATACACAGGCAGACTCAGCGTGTTCACGATTATATGGGTCTAAATAACATTTAAAACCAAACGTAGATGCAACTGAATCAAATTTTAAATCCAATGTAAAAGCATTAAAATACTTTATATCAGTTACGCCTAATCTATGGTTTAATTTTAAATTCATTAAATATAATAGTAAACAATTGTACCTTTTTTAATTTGTAAAATATTATTCAACCCCCAACCATTATTAATTATTAATTCTTCCATGTTTTTATCATCAGGGTCTAAGCCATACAACCTATGTGTTAATGTAATAATGTTATCGTCTTTTTCTAAAATAATTGAACGTTGTTGTTTTGCTGATAAAGCAATATCAAATAAATTACTTACAGTTAATGTAACTAAATTACTTAATTCAAACAATATCGCTGCATCAGGAACCCAATTTTCCGGGTTACCAGCATTTTCAGATTGTAAGGCATCAAGGTTTTCTAAATAACTATCGTATGTTTCTATTAGTTGGGTGATAACAGAAATTACTTGACTATTATTTGAATAGTTCCCAGACAAAGGGGTCGCTGCTGTATAACACATGGCTGCTATATTTGCAGCCCCCTGAGCCTGGAATATTTTTTTACTGGAAGTATCAAATAAATTTTCTACCGTACTGGTTAACGCTTCCCATTGTTCTAATAATTGGTTTAACCTTATTTGTACACCTAATGTAAAATTAGCGGGGTAATTTATTAAGGCAACAATTGTCCTCATAAATGTTATAGGTGTAGAAATAGCTGTTGTTATAGCAGCAGAAGCAGCGTTAAAAACATTATAATAATTTTCAAATTCTTCTGGTATTTCTATTATTGGAAAACCAGTTTTATAAAACTTTTGATTATTAATATCCGCTAAATCAACATCAGCAGCCGAAGGAGTTTCATCCAAAGATTCAGCTAATGTATCTTCCATTTCTTCAACAGTTCGTTTAATTGTTTCTGTTGGCGCAATAGATGAACGTGGGTTTTCTTCTGGTATTGTTTCCAATACATTACCCGTTATTTGAGTAACGTTTAATTGTGAATTATCAAACTGTAAAGTAGAAGGTTGAACAATTATTTGACCATAATACGGGTGTTGTATAACCCAAGGTTTTCTATTTTTTGTACTTTCCCAAAAATCTAAACCTTGCTCTATATTATCTTCACCTTGGAAAATTATTATTAAATTAAACTCCCTTCCCATTACAGTTCCACGCTTAACTAATGTACCTTCTACATCAGGGAAGTTAAAAGATGCTACATTGTATTCTGATTTAAAAGTACTACGAACCCATGTTGGTTTAAACTGTTTTCCATCACCTGTTTGTATTATAAATTCAGTTTGTATTTTTTCTAACCAACTCATTTAATTATTTTTTTAGCGTTCTTTATAAAAAACATTTCTAAATCCTTACCACTTATTAAAGCTGCTTCTTCCATAAAACTAGAATTATCTACTTTTATAGTTCCTTTTGAATTATATTTATATATAGGCGTTACTTTTAAAGATGTTTTTTTAGACTTTAAATTTGTTGATAAAACAGAATCTATTCTAAATAATATTTTCTTTTTACCGCTTAAAACATACCCGCCTTTACCTGCTATTATTGCAGCCTTGATGAATTTTTCTTTTGCTGTTTTACCTTTTACATCTTTTGTCTTTACAATGTTTTTAATTTTACCTAACCTAGCATTCGGTTTTATCGGTGTATTATTACCACCTTTACGGGCAGGGGTTAATGGGATAAATTTTCTTTTCTTTATTATACCACCTTGTTCTTGTTGTTCTAATTCCCTTACAGCATAGTTATTAAACCTAGCATTGTTTTCAAAGAAACCAACAGTTGATTTCATTGTATCTATTTTGCCGGGTTTAGCCATTTCAACCTTACTATTTGCTTTAAAAAAATTAGATTGCCTGATAGTAAATTTTTCTTCTGCCTTCCGGGGCATTGTGTTTTTCTTTACATCAAAAGCAGCATCATTTAAAGTTCGCATAACAGCCATTGGAAGCGATGTTTTTGCCATTGCTTCTAACTTGTTAGTAAACTTAACAAGAGCATCAGTATTTATATTTACTTTCATTATGGTAAACCACCCCCACCGCCTTCGCCTCCACCTTCGTGAGGTAATATTTGAACGGTAAAATAATCAAATGTGTAAAACGATTCTGCATCTTGTCCAGTTACATAATAAACAACTGTTGGATTATCAGGTGAATTTTTCGTTGCGTTAACTAAAACATCAACCCACTCTAAAAGAAAAGCATCTAAATCTTCTACTTCGAATGATTGCCCGAATTCATTATAAATGAATTCTTCTGGGGTATTATTAAAATATATTCTTACTGCCATTTTATTTGTTTTTATTAATCTAATGCGTATTCTAAACCGTCTACTATATACGTTGCTAATGTTGCACCATCACCAGCGTTTGTTTCTACTTGCACCGCACCAGTCGTCGCATTTATTTTTAATATACCCGGTACAAAAACAGAGTTATTATACATCAACAGAGGTAAAACTTTATTAAATGTTGGCCTGTACGCTATTGGTAAAGTAAATACAGTTGTATTATTTAATTCAGTTGCACGTTGAAAAGCACCGTGTAATGTAACTTTATTTACTTTAGGGTGCTTTTTATATGAAGTGCCGTTTACTGAATTATATGAAGATGTTGCAAATGAGTTTTGGTACGTTGGTTCAAATGGATTACCGACAACATGAAAATAATCTGATTGTATATTGATAATATTTAATAAAGCAAAAATTGTTTGATAACCATTCGCAGCATTTTCTTCTAAATCATTTGGTGTAATAGCACCAATATTAAGTAATGCCTCAAAAAATTGGTGCATATCACCATATAATAATTCATTTACAGGTGTACCACTACCATCACCGGGGTTATTTCTTATCCTTCCATAAGTGTAAGGGAATAACGGGCTATTCACGTTTGTTTTATTTGCTAAGATTCTCATGTTATGTATAATTAATAATTAAATATGCTATCGTTTGAACTGGTTTTAATTGGAGAATAAGATGTCTAAATTCGTCTTTTCTTGATGTTGGTACACTTGCATAACTTCCCTGCGGGTCGCCGCCAATAAAAAATGTTGCTTTTAAATTTGTAGGTACTACAAAGTTAGAATCTAATTCTTGGTCTACGTGGTTTGCTACGAATTCAAAAGTTGGTTCGCCGTGTTGTTCGTCGCCATGCTGAAAATCGCCATGCTGAACACCTAATGCACCCGTAAACTCTGAAGGGGTTTGTGTGATATAACCTGTTGGGTAATCAGGGAATCTATTTTCATATACATACACATCAAAACCAGCATTTTGTAATTGGGTTTGTATATAAGCATAATGTTGTTTTGCTGGATTTAAACCGGGGTCTTTTAATTTTCTTAATATAGCGTTTTTACGAGTGGTTAAGCTCAATGATTCGTTTGTTGGCAACCCTAATCTTCTTTCCCAATCTGTTGCGTCATCAGTAGAAAAATTATCGTTATCAGGTAATAAACTATCACGAATAGAAACTAAATCATTGTAAGTTTCTGTTTCAGATTGAGCTAAAGCAATCAGTAAATTTTTTAAATCACCGGGTGGTAATTTAAAAGCTCTACCCGTTGGAAATAACTGTGTATTTAGTTTTAATATTTTAGCTTCAATTGACATTAATTAAAAGTTACTGAGTTTAAGTAAGGAATATCACCATCTGTAAATGTATATGTGCTTACTGTTGTTGCACTTACATCCATTGAAACACCTGTAAAAACACCGGGTTCTGTTTCCATAATACTAGCAATAATTTTATTTAAATCTAAAATATCATTTTTATTTGCAAGTATGTCGGCAGATGCAGCGAATGGCCTAATATTACTTAATAATTCTTCTAATGCTGCTTCAATAGCTGTTTGTTTAGCAGCCGTTAAATTTTGGTAACCAGTAATTGTGATGTCAACATCAAGAGGTGTAATAGGTAAAAAATCAATATTAAAAACACCTAAAGGTCTACGGCCTCTTTCTGTTAGTGGTAACGTAGTGTCAGGGTTCATTTCAATAACTTCTTCAACATCTGAAATTAAAGATGCTGAAGGTGTTCCTTTTCCGTCTATTGAATCAACAATTGTCGCCTCAATATACAATTCTATTTCTGCCGGGGTATTAGATTTAGCATAAGGGTAAACACGTTCAACACCTTGTGCATCTTGCGCCCATAATCTATAATCAGTACCAGCACCACCTTGAGGTTCTAACCTGTAAGCATTAACAACTTTTTCACGGTACGATTCAATATCTTCCGCATCAAGTGCTTCAACAATTTCAGCATAAACCTCAACTGAACTATCTACGTTTGCAATTGGTGATGTTGATGTTAATGTGTCTCCAGGTGCTAATTGTGCTTCTG